GGAATTACAATTGGAGATAATCAATATCCACAAACTATTTACACTTTATGGACTGAAGCAGAAAGAAATGCTATTGGTATCTATACTGTAGAGATAGATGAGACAAACAGAAAAGATGAAAAGTTTTATGTTAATACAAATATTACTTATGCATTTGGTAGTGGTAAAGTAACAGGTAGTTATGGAACAGCGACTGCTAAAGCTATTGCAGATTCTTTATATACATCACAAGATAAAACAGACGGATTAATTCCTAGTGATAAAGATGTAGGGGATGTTAAAGTACAAGGTTTAAAATCTAAATACAAAAATCAATTTAATGCACAAGCCGCAGGATTCTTAGCTAAAACAGATTGGTATGTTATCAAAGCTGCAGATGTTGGTAGCTATTCTGTACCTAGTAATATTACAACATACAGAGCAGCAGTAAGAACAAAAGTTAATGCTATGGAAACATCTATAGATAATTGTTCAGATGTAGCTGCACTAATAACTTTACTAACTTACACTAAAGACAGTGAGGGAGTTGTATCAAGACCCTTAGGCGAGTTTCCAGACGAGGTAGTATAATATGGGTGTTACGATACCTAGTGCTGCAGGTGAAGTTCTAGAACAATACGAAATATCTAATTCGTTAAGATTTAATTCTGCTGATTCAGCCTATTTACACATTACTCCAAGTGCCAGTAATAGAGATTTATTTACAATAAGTTTATGGGCTAAAAGAAGTAGTTTAAATACAGGTGCTAGACAAGTTTTATTTGGTGTAGGTAATCCCGGAACAAGTAGTCAAGTAGGATTTGAAATAAGATTTGATGACAGTGTGGGTGATGGAAAATTAAGAATAACTGATTATGTTGCGGGAAGTTCAGATAATCTTGTATTAAAAACAAATGCTTTATTTAGAGACCCTTCTGCTTGGTATCACATTGTTTTTGCTTATGATTCAGCACAAGGAACTGACAGCAACAGAGCAAAAGTATATGTAAATGGAACACAAATAACAAGTTTTGCTACAGCAACATATCCAAGTCAAAATCAAGACAGTGCTGTGGGTTCTAACACAAAACATTTAATAGGAAATCTTGACGGAGATGGTTATGACTATAATGGATATTTAACTGAAGTTAATTATGTTGATGGAGCAGCAAAATCTCCTACTGATTTTGGAAAGTTTGATGACAATGGAGTTTGGATTCCAAAAAGATATACAGGAGCATATGGTACAAATGGTTTCTTTTTAGAGTTTAAACAAACAGGAACAAGTGCAAATTCTAGTGGTATAGGTGCCGATACATCAGGTAATGATAATCATTTAACACCAGTAAATTTTGCAGCTACAGATGTAACAGAAGATACTTGTACTAATAATTTTGCTACATTGAATAGTTTAGATACTGCATCAAACATTACACTTACAGAAGGTAATACAACTGGTACTGCTAATACCAATCATTCAGCTTCAAGAGCAACTATTGGTTTTACCACTGGTAAATGGTATTGGGAAAATAAAATAGTAAGTATAAGTGGAGGACCTGCTATTGGCGTAATGTCATCAGATGCACCTTTAGCGAATCAAGTAAATTCTACGCAATCAAGGTGGTATAGAAATCAAGGACAAAAATTTAATAATGGCACTGAAACAACAGGATATGGTGCTACTTTTGCAGCTAATGATATTATTGGAGTTGCATTAAATTTAGATGATGGTGAAATTACTTTTTACAAAAATGGTTCATCTCAAGGAGTTGCATTTACAGATTTAATTTCAAGCACCTCTGAAAGTTGGCACCCTGCTATTAAAGTTTATGATGAAGGAATATCAGTAAACTTTGGCAACCCATCATTTAGCATATCAAGTGGTAACACAGATGGAAAATATGGTAACTTTGAATACGCACCACCATCTGGATATTATGCAGTATGTACTAAAAGATTAGCGGAGTTTGGATAAGGAAATAATATGGCATATACAACAATAGATGACCCTTCAGCATATTTTCAGACAAAAATCTGGACAGGAAATGACACTTCTCAATCAATCACTAATGATGGAAATTCTAATTTAAAACCTGATTGGATATGGGCAAAAAAAAGAAGTGCAAGTGATGCTCACAATTTAGTAGATACATCACGGGGGCTTACAAATTACATATTTTCTAATGTTAATAATGGAGATACAACTGATTCATCAAAAGTTCAATCTATGGATGCTAATGGATTTTCAGTAGGTGCTTCAAATAGTTGGAATGATAATAATGTTACCTATGTAGCATGGCAATGGAAAGCTAATGGTGGAACTACAACAACCAATGATGCAAGTGCAACAAGTGTAGGAACTATAGATTCAGTTTATCAAGCTAACACTACAGCAGGATTTAGTATTGTAACTTACACAGGAACAGGAAGTGCGGGAACTATTGCTCATGGATTGGGTGCAACACCTAAACTTTATATAATAAAAAATAGAGAAAGGTCAGATACTTGGAGAGTTGCTACAGAAATGATGGGATTTGGAAAACAATTATTATTAAATGAAACTGACGCAGTAGCGACTGATACTTCTACTTTTAATAACACAGCACCCACAAGCACAGTTTTTTCAGTAGGAACTAGAAACGCAGTTAATGCTAGTAGTGAGGGTCATGTAGCCTACTGTTTTGCAGAAAAAAAAGGCTACTCAAAGTTTGGTACTTACGAAGCAAATGATAGCACAGATGGACCATTTATTTATACAGGATTTAAACCCGCTTGGGTTATATTAAAATGTGTAGATTCTACAGGAAATTGGTTTTTATTTGATAATAAAAGAGATAATTCAAATATGGTAACACAAACAATTTATGGTGATTTAAATGCGGCAGAAAATACAGAATCTAATGGATTAGATTTTTTATCAAATGGAATTAAATTAAGACAAAGTGGAAGTGGTGGTATAAATCATTCTAGCACATACATCTACATGGCATTTGCAGAAAATCCATTTGTAAGTAGTAAAGGAGTGCCGACAACGGCAAGATAGATGTTAGGACACGGCACAATATCAGAGTTTTCATTAGCCTCGGTCAGAGGGGGTGGAGTACAAAACGTAGGATCTCCTTTTATTAGTGGAGTGTCTTTTAGTGCTAGTGTTACTGATTTAGAGTCTGTAACAGGAGCTGCAACATTTGCAGTTACTACCGCAGGAGCACCAAGCTTTACAATAGGTACTGAAACTGTAACAGCAAGTGCTAATGTTACTACTAGCACTGCAGGTCAAATTACTATAGGATTAGGCGATGAAACTGCCTTTGGTGAGGCATTTCAAAATATTATTAATTTTAGTGTGGGTACACCTAACTTCTTTATTTGGAATGAAGTTGATGATTCACAAACAGTTACCTGGATTGATGTGGAGCCAGGTTCAACAGATTAGGAGTAAAACATGGCATCATCATATTCAAGTTCCCTTAATCTAGAGTTACAAGCCACAGGTGAAAACTCTGGAACCTGGGGTAATATTACAAACAATAATTTACAAAAAGTAGAATCTGCAATTAAAGGTTATGTGTCTATAGCACTTGCTAGCACAACAGATTCACTAACAGCTACAGACGGCACTACCGCAGACGAACAAAGTAACGCAATCATAAAATTAACAGGAACATTGACAGGTAATACTACCATGCAATGTGAAGCCGTAGAGACTTGGTACATTGTTGATAATGCAACAAGTATGAGTACACACACTCTCGGTTTTAAACCTGCAGGTGGTACAGCAACTAATCTTGTAGCAGGATCTAAGCACATACTTTACTCTGACGGTTCTACAATGTTCGATGTCTTGAACGATGCAGGAAATATCAAGGCCAACGGAACACTGACAGTATCAGGTAACACTTCACTAGATGGTGGTACTTTTGTTTTCAATGAATCTAGTGCTGACCTAGACTTTCGTATTGAAGGTAATGGTGATGCAAACTTATTCTTTACAGATGCAGGTAATGATCGTGTTGGTATCAAAACAGCATCCCCT